TGGTAGAGATTTTGAGTTCCTCAAGGATGGTCGACTTCCAAAACCAACCTTAAGAGATAAAGAGTAAATGAAGAAGTCATAAGACTCCTTCTTCATATACTCTATCTCTACTCCATTCAACCTGCGGTATCAACAAGTTGATACTCACGCCTTGACTGCCAAGACACGATCCCTTTAGGGATTCCTAGGCGTTGGGAAACAGCTGGCTTTCAAAGGGTTGCTTAACACTTCTTGAAGTGTTAGTGAACCTTCAGTTCTGAAGGTTAATAGTTCGACTCTTAGTCGAGGTGGGGGATTGTCTCGACTTGACTCTCAGCAGTTTACCTGCTGTACTCTCTGTCGGTTGAGAATCAACCGCTGCCAACCTCCTTAGTAACAGAGGGTTAACCTCTGGTACTAAAAGCTGAAATGTATGCCAGAATCTCAAGAGATTCTGAGGGAGGGGGTCGAGAAAAGTGACTTTGGAACGTAGTTCCAAGCAGTGTATAATATATATAATCCCCAAACTCTGTATTACACAGGATTTTTTTGGCGATCATCTTTTTTCGCCGCTTCTTGCGGTGGCTTACGAACGGAGTTATCCACAAACCACCTCTCTATACTGGTTAATAAGCTGTACCATAGAGTCTTAGGGGGTTTCATTAAAGCATATTGCTGACTTGACTTTGTAAGAAAAAAGTTGTAACTTCGCCAAAGCTCTTCAGCGATAAAGCTTCATAGATGTTTTAAACCTACGAAGCTGTCTTTAGGATTACTTAAGTAAGTAATAAAACAGTAGCTACGTAGCGTCAATCAAACTAATTAAGTTGTAAAGGCGCAAAAACTGTCTTCATTATATTTGCAGTATGAGAGCTAAGAAATCACCTAAAAAGCCAGATCCAAGGCTTGAAGTTCTTCTAGAAAGGCTTATGGACGCTGCGCCATCTTCTTCTGATCCACCAGAGGCTGTTGCTTACCCCTCTTTGGCCCCTTCTTACAATGAGGAAGGAACCTCTAGAGCGATAAACAAACCATCAGACAGTTTATTTGAAGACATAATTGAGTTTATTGATCCTACAGGAATATCATCTTGGGATGATGCTTCTAGAGCGTATGATTCTTATACAGAGAGAATAAAGAATACAAATAAATATATACCCACTATGGATGAGTTTTTTGATGTTTTAAGTGTTGTTCCTGCGATTGGTAAAATTCCCAAAGCAGCCAAGCTTTTAACAGGTGCCTCTAGGTATATTTCTCCAGCTGTAAAAGCCGTTAAAAAAACCGTAAAAAACCCTATATCATCACTTGGTTTTATTTCAGATAGATCAGAATGAGAGTTAAGAAGCGTAACTACAAAGAGGAGTACAAGAAGTTTGGTTCTGGCGGCAGAGCAAAGAAGAAACGGGCTGAGCTAAACAAGTACAACCGAGAGAAAGGAACCTATGGGAATGGGGACAGCCTTGATGCATCTCATAAGGGTGGTAAGATCGTAGGGTTTGAGGCAGAGAGCACGAATCGTGGGCGGCGAGAGAAGTCCCGACTCAAGAAAAAGAAATAACTTATATTTGCCTTATGAAAGCTAAGAAAGCATACAATAAAGGAGGTAAAGTAAAAGGCAATAAGCGCACTGCTCAGTCTGATACTTTAGAGAGAACGAAAGAACAGGTTTTAGAGAATGCCAAGGCACGCTACCGCAGCTACCCCATGCAAAAGCCAGAAAAGACCTACGAACAGAAGCTCAAGGAAGCGGCTGCAAGACGAAGCAGTAATGCTAGGAACAATGCCTCTAATGCTAGAAGAGCTGAGCAGCGGCCAGACTTCAAGATGCCTAAACCTCTTGACGATCAAAACTTAAGAAACAAAGACGGGTCTCCATTAAGAGGCGGGGCAAAGGCAACCCCTATATCTCCTAAGAAGATTACAACAAAAACGCCTAAGAAGACTTTAAAGAAGTCTAAAGCTGTTATCCCTGTACCTTCTAAGAAAGAGGTTAGACGAGGAAAAAGAAGAAACCGTAAGTAATGGCTGTACTCACTGTAACGATTAAAGAAGAGCTCACGCTAAACGGATCAAACCGTGGTAGCGAGAACATCACTTCTATAGCAAGCGTAACTCAATCATTCAACAGAATTGTAACTTGTCCCGCTAGCCAGGACACTACGATTGCTGCGTTTCAGGCAACCACTCATACAGTTGCAGGAAAGCCCACTATGAATATTGATGATGTCAAGTATATTCGAGTCACTAATCTTGATGCTTCCAATGAAGTCAATCTTTCCTTACAGGTCTCTACAAATGAAAATGGAGTTGCAGATTCGTCCTGTACTTTAGTGCTGGAGGCTGGTAAAAGCTTTATAACTGGAAAAGTTCATGATGGTATAGCTGTTGACGACGACACAAAAAACATCAACACAACAATGACAGATTTAGAAAGTATTTTAGTAGATCCCGCTTCAAATGAAGTTCAAGTAGAAATATTTATAGCAAGCTAATATTATGAAGACTAAAAAATACAACAAAGGAGGAAAGGCAGCTCTTTACGACATGGTAAAGAAGTATGCAAAAGGAGGAAAGCTTGATCTAGTCAAGGCAACCGCAGCGACAAAAAAGAAACGCCGCCTTAAGAAAAGAGCTGAACGAAAAGGTATAGATACCGCAGGTATGCAAGCCGACGAATCTGGCGGAAGATTTGTAACACATTCAACGCGAAATGCAGAAAGTTCTGATAAAAGAAGCGAGGTATATAATCCTATTAAAAAAGCTAGGCTAGAGGATCGCGCGTTAGACCGCGTTAGGAAGACTGGAAGGCGCTTTTTAAACACTCCTCAAGCAGCAGGAAGCGCTTCAAGGAAAATAGTAAGCGGGGAGGCTTCACCAGATGCTACAAAAGGGCAAATTAGAAGAGCTGACAGAACTGTTGATCGGTACAACAAAGAGCTAGCAAAGCAAGGCCGTGATCGAAACCGAACAGTAAAGCCAATCAAAGGCAAAAAAAGAAGAGGATAAAAAAAGGGGCTTGCGCCCCTTTTCTTTTACCTACAGGTTGTCTTAACCTATTACGTACTTATCTTCGATATCGCCCACACGTTCTGGGGCGGAGAGATTTGTATTGCGCTTGATACGTAGGAATTTCTTATCTACGCAAAAGAAAGTAGCTCCACTGCGTTTTCCGTCTTCGAAGCAAACTACAGCGTAGTATCCGAACTCGTTGAAGGTATGGATAGCAGATCGTCCGCTGTACGAACTAATTTGATTAAGGTTTCGCTTATGTTGACATGTACGAACAAATCTGTCGCGGTCACTACCCCGTAAGAAAGCTTTATTGGCTACAGGGCCGTTTGTATTTACTTGGAACACTAGGATAGAATCTACTTTAGATTTAGAGTAGAAAGGTTGCTCAAGAACGAATGAGTCTTGGCTAAAAGCAACACCTGCAAAGAACAGGCAAAGGATTAAGAGGAAGTTTTTCATGGCGATTGAATTAATTGGTTTATTGTATTTTTGGTTTCGCTGATCTCAAGGTAAGACAAACTTTTCGATCTCACAAATTTTTTTTCTAACTTTGCTATATTCAATCATAGATTGAAGAAATATTATCACAACCCTCGAATCAAAAGAATCAACCCTTCTTGGGTGGCTCAGAAAAATGAAATTAAGCAAAAACCTTATGTTAAAGGAGGTGGTGAAATCCAACACCGCGACCCGAAAGGGGATAGACAACACCCCAGATAAGTGGACTATACATAACCTCCAGGCTGTAGCGGACCACATTTTTCAACCAGTGCGTGATCACTTCGGTGTACCTATTGGGATCAGCTCTGGATTTAGATCGAAGGAGTTAAATAAGGCGATAGGTGGGAGCAAATACTCTCAGCATATGATTGGAGAGGCTATTGATATAGACGCCGATATGTATGGGAGGGTTACTAACTCAGAGATATTTGACTTCATAAAAAAGAACCTGGAATGGGATCAGATGATCTGGGAATTCGGGGATGACGAGGACCCCGCTTGGGTTCATGTGTCATTTAAAGAAGGTGGGAAAAACAGAAAGCAGATCAAGCGAGCCTTAAGAGATGAAAAGGGTCGGACTTACTATAAAGTCATTTAGTTATCTTTGTTTTATGTTAGGACTAGGAACATCTATAGATAGATCAGTTTTTGTGGCGCAGGGTGGATCCGTTGAAGCTACTCCCATTGCTGATGACTTTTTTACTGGGGATTCTGTTCAAGGAACTTTGTCCTTCACGGCCAATCAATCGGCTCCAGACGGAAGTACTGGATGGCTTAAGGGAGTTTTCGCCACAGAACAAACCAGCTACGTAGGCATATTAGCGTCTAACTTTGCTGGGACGATCGGAGGAATCACGGTTGGCTCAAGCTACAAGATATCCTTTGATTTATTCTTGAGCGACGGAACAAATTCCGAAAACAAGGCTCATTGGCCTAACGGTCCAACAACAACATCCGTAGCTTTAGGAGGAAACCAAGCAAATCAAGACATAACGTCAGGTCAAGCTACTTTGTTTGATCAAACACTTGCCGCTACTACTAATAATACTTTTGTTGATTTATATATTTATTGGAACAATCCAACTAATGATCGCCCAAATGCAGGTGCCGAGTTTTACATAAAAAACCTTAAGTTAGAAAACGCTTAAAGTGAGTTGTAGAAACGCTGTACTGCCATTCTGCCTTTCTGCGATAGCGCATATCTTACTCGGTAGTTGAATTTAGTTTCATCTCTAAACAAGTGATCCTCCAGGGTTTGAGAGGGGGTTAACTTATCGAAGTGCTTGTATAGGTAGCCTAAAGACATTAAAGGGTATATCATCCTGTCAGCTAGGTTCTTTTTGTTCATGCCGTACTCACTTGCCACCCACGATATAGTAAAGAATTCCAATTCGTAAACAAACAGCATAAAGTACAGGTAGCTCTTCGTAATCTCGCTGCCGTCAACAAACTCTTCTGTAGCACTCTTGAGATTTTTTAAATGGTTGTTCTTTACGAACCTAGAGGGCATTTTTGAAAAGTCCCTGAACATCCTTGTTTTCTTAACTTGAGACCTAGGCATATTAATTCGTATATTTGACTTAAACAAATTTACATCATGAACCCGAAAGACACCCTCTTCTTTGCCGAAATGTACTCCCTCGTCAAAAAGATGGAGGAGACGATTGATGAGTTCGAAATGAAAGATCGCACCTTAGCAACTATAGTTATCGGGGTTATAGACCTCGACGCTGTAGAGGTTGGTGATGAGAGCGCAGAAATGAAAACAATGTACAGCTTTAACCTAGAAAGCAGGGAGGAACTAGAAACGGTAAAGCAAGTTATGGACAGCGCCTATCAGGAAGACGACTCACTGGATGACCTCCTTGGTGAATTGGGCATATCCCTAAACTAAAATGGAAGGACTTATTAGAAAAATTGTGGTCGGAAGAGACCCTAAAAATGGCATGGCCTATTACGTAGGTATGAGAGCAGGATCTGGAGAGGTCTCAGCTATTGTTGAAGACGAAAGACAGCTCCATAAGTTTGGAAAACAGCGATATCTTATATACATTGAAAATGATGAAGGTACTATGCTGTGGAAGGCAGTAGATGAGATGCCCTGTGTACTTGAATTTGATTTAAATTTTTAATGAATGAAGACTTTTAACTTATTCGTAGTCGAGTTAGAAAAGACTATAGACGACACCATTACAACGAGTGGTGGATTAGAATTATACGTAGACAATAGATTTAATGAATTTGAAAACAGAATTACAGAAGGCCCTGTCGTGGCTGTTCCGTTTAAGTACGAGACTGGGGTCAAGCCTGGCGACACGCTTTACTTCCATCACCTCGTGGTTATCAATGAAGGCCAGCCACTTACTGGTGATGACAATCACTACCTTGTCAGATATGATGAAGATCATGCTATCAATAATCAAGCTATTGCTTTTAAAGATAGTAGTACTGGTGATGTCCACCCTCTTGCGGGTTGGAGTCTTCTTGAGGCTATCGAAGAGGAAGAAGTTCAAGAATCGAAGCTTATCGAGGTTGTCAAACTTAGCGAGAAGCTACCAACAAGAGGTAGGGTCGCGTTTTCGTCTTCTGGTATTAAAGAAGCGGGGCTAGAAGTAGGTGATGTAGTTGGGTTTAAAGAAAACCGTGATTACAGAATTACCATCGATGGTAAGGAATACTACAGAACCCGTACAGAAGACTTGTTATATGTCGAAGTCTAAGTTTACCACTGTTAGCGCCGCCCAAAGGCTAATGGATAGTATGGAGATTGCCATTAATAATATGATTGAGGAAGTCAAGAAGCCTGTTGATCCCGAAGCGGGAGGGTCAGCGCGTAAGGCCGAGCTCCAATCCATAAAGCAAACGGCCATTGACTGTAAAGAGCTTTTGGTGGAGCGCCAGAGGCTAGAACAAATGGTTAAAGAACTCAAGAACAATGGAGAAATCGAAAACGAAAAAGACTACTCAGGGGGTTTTGCAGAAAGGTTCTCAAAATAACGCTAGTGGATTGATCTACTGGGACGACTATAACTTTGATAATCAAAACAATACAGCCTGTAACCTAAAGGTAAACTTTAAGCTCTCTTAGCTCAGTCGGTTAGAGCATCCGACTCATAATCGGCAGGTCCCAGGTTCAAGTCCTGGAGGGAGCACATGCACCAGTAGCTCAGTTGGATAGAGCATCTGCCTTCTAAGCAGACGGTCACAGGTTCGAATCCTGTCTGGTGTACGAATTAAATTAAACAATATGCCCGATCTAATTTGCAGAAAATGTAAAGCAGAGAAATCTGTAAGAAGCCTTACCATGAAGTTCAAAGAAGGTAGTGTTTACTACCCTGAAGGCCAGTGTGAGTGTGGCGAACAAATGGAGATTAAAAACCCTAAAGATGGTGTACCTTTGCTGGGTAGAATGAACTCACACGGACAGAGCTTTTGATGTCCACTATAATCGACATAAAGGGGTATGAAACTAAAGGGATTAAGATCGACCCTAACGGTACAGAAGGACAAGTTGTCGAGCTCCACGGGTTACTCGTGGTCCTGCCAAAGAAACCGCGCAAATCGCAAATTCTCTTCCATGACCAGCCAAAGAAGTTGCAGTTGTGGAAGCGCACACCTATGCCAGAGGAAATGCGCAGGATACGCAGTATGGATGAGTGGCTCGAAAAACCTGCCGAGTTTCGTAACAAGTTTCGTTCTTACATCGAGCAAGAGTTTCAGCGTAGGCGCGACGGTGTATGGTTTTACAATAATGGGGAGCCTACGTATATTACAGGGAGACACTATATGTTTCTACAATGGTCTAAAATTGATATCGGATATCCATCATACCTCGCTTTCCAAAAAGACATCTTTACGCACATGGCTGCTTGTGAAGCTGACCCTCGTTGTTTCGGTCAGCTTTATACTAAGTGTCGTCGTTCTGGCTACACTAACATATGCTCTGCTGTCCTTGTGGATGAAGCTAGTCAAGTTAAAGAGAAGCTTCTTGGCATACAATCGAAAACTGGTAAAGACTCGCAAGAGAACATATTCATGAAGAAGGTGGTTGCGATCTTTCGCAGCTACCCATTCTTCTTCAAGCCTATCCAGGACGGTACCACCAACCCACGCATGGAACTTGCATTTCGTGAGCCGTCAAAGCGTATCACTAAAAACAATAAGACCTCACATAGGGGTGACGCTTTAAACACGGTAATTAACTGGAAGAACACCACGAACAATGCGTATGACGGTGAAAAACTACACATGCTTTACCTCGACGAGGCTGGTAAGTGGGAAAAACCAACTGACATTAGAGAAGCCTGGAGGATTGAGCGTACTTGTTTAATCGTGGGGCGCAAGGTGGTGGGTAAAGCCATTGTGGGGAGTACGGTAAACCCCATGAACAAAGGGGGTGAGGAATACAAGGGGCTGTGGTATGATTCTGATCCTAATGAGCGAAACAATAACGACAGGACAAAAACAGGACTCTACAGAATATTTATCCCAGCCTATGATGCTTTAGAGGGTTTCTTTGATGTTTATGGCAATGCTGTTGTTGAGGATCCGCCCCAAAGCGTACACATACATGGTATAGATGGAGATACCATCGAAATTGGCAGTAAGACCTATCTCAAGAATGAACGCAAGTCGTTTAAAGATAACCCGTCTGAACTAAACGAGGTTACTAGACAGTTTCCGTTTACCGAAGATGAAGCGTTTAGAGATAGTATTGAGGGAAGTTTATTTAATATAGGTAAGATATATCAGCAAATAGAGTACAATGACGAGCTGTTCCCTAATCCTGTCGTTGTCGGTAACTTTACGTGGAAGGAAAAAGACAAAGAGGTTGCTTTCTCGCCCACCCCTAACGGTAGGTTTAGGGTGTCTTGGATGCCTGATCCTTCTGAAAGAAATATATCTAAAACTGAAAGAGGAAAAAAAATAGCCCCGTTCACTTCTTATGGCTGTGGAGGAGTTGACTCATATGACCTAGATGCCACTGTGGACAATAGAGGTTCTAAAGGGGCTCTTCATATGTACAATAAGTTTAGCATGAACCGTCCCTCTAACATGTTTGTTGTGGAGTATGCCTCTAGGCCAGACCTAGCCAGTATATTCTATGAGGACGTCCTTATGTGTGCGTTTTATTATGGGTATCCTTTACTTGTAGAGAACAATAAGTACGGTATTGTAAGGTACTTTGAGTCAAGGGGTTATGACGGCTACTTAATGGATAGACCGAGACACCTTATGAGCAGCTCTTCTCACGTAAACGTAAAGACAAAAGGCATACCGTCTAACTCTCAGGACGTAATACAGTCTCATGCTCAATCTATAGAGAAATACATTCACGATCACGTTGGTGTAAATTACGAAAGCGGAGAAACAGGAGCCATGTACTTTAACAAAACCCTTGAGGATTGGATTGGGTTTAAAATAGACAAAAGAACTAAGTTTGACTTAACTATTAGTTCTGGTCTGGCTTTGCTTGCAGCTCAAAAAGAAAAAGAAAAACCTAAGTCTGACTTTAAGGAAAAGGTGTTTTTTAGAAAATATAAGGTCTAACGACGATTTGTTATATTTGCAGAATATGCATAATGCAAGTAAATTATGAGCCTCGATAAAAATAGCAAGCATTCCTTCCCAAACCCTTTGGCAGACGCATCAACTAAGGAGAGTATGTCTTATGGCTTGCAGTATGCAAAGGCTATTGAAAACCAGTGGGGCAAAATAAAGGAGTCTACATCTCTTTACGGTAAAAGAAATGCGGTATTCGAAAGAAGCCGAGATTACGCTAACGGCACTCAAGACACCAACATATACAAAAAGCTTCTCAGATCCCTTAATCCTAACGATGGTGACGGAAGCTTGATGAATATGGACTACACCCCTGTTCCTATTTTACCTAAATTCGTAAGGGTTGTAGTAAACAAAATTTTGTCCAAAGATCCGTATCCTAACCTAGAGGCTATTGACCCTCTTTCTTCTTCTGAAAAGAACAACAAGAAGAGAAGGATGGAGATCCAGGTTGAGGCAAAGAAGCAGTTGCAGCAGCTTAAGCAGCAAACAGGCATGGTGATTGGAGAGGATCCAGATCAGCTCCCAGACTCTTTAGAGGAGGCTGAAATACTTTTGGGTACTAACGTCAAAACTGACGCAGAGATTGCAGCTCAGATAGGGACTAACATGACCCTTTCATGGAACAATTTCAACGACGGAACCCTACGAAGGTGTGTTAATGATCTCGTCGCCCTGGGCATGTGCGTTGTGAAAAGAAGTAACGACCCTAATCACGGCATTAAGACTGATTACGTAGATCCCTCTACGTTTATTCACAGCCATACAGAAGATCCTTTTTTTGAGGATTTAATTTATGCAGGGCATGTTAAGTCTATTTCTATACAGGAGCTAAGAAGGATATCTGCTGGTGAGATTACAGAAGAGCAGCTTGAGGAGTTGGCTAAATCAGTTAAGGGGAAGTATGGGAACAACCCAAGCTCTTTTGGTAAGAGCAGTTATAACAACCTATCTCAAAGAACTGACTATGGATATGACGAGTACATGGTTGATGTACTTGAGTTCGAATTTATTTCTGTTGATTGCATATACTTCGAAGAGAAGGAAAACCGTTTCGGTAACGTAAACTTCTTCATGAAGGGCTTTGAATACTCTGAGAAACCAGGCAGTGTATTTGAAAGAAATCCAGTAAAGATGGATGTCGCCACTGTGTACGGTGGCATGTATGTCATGAACGGATCTAACATTGTATTTAATTACGGAAGGTCTAAGAACGTACCAAAGAACATCCACGATATATCATCTGTGAGGCTGTCTTATTCTCCAGTGGCTACCAATATTCGGGACATGATGCCGAAGTCTATGGTGTCTAGCTGTACTGGTTTTGCTGACATGCTCCAGCTAACCCACCTTAAGATCCAGCAAGCTATCGCTAAAGCGAAACCAGACGGATTGATCATTGATATCGAGGGATTGGAGAATGTGCAGCTAGGTAAAGGCGGAGATTTACAGCCTTTGGACTTGCATGATATCTACGAGCAGACTGGTGTATTCTACTATAGAAGTAAAAACCCAGAGGGAGGGTTTCAGAACCCACCAGTAAGAGAGATAGGGAATAGTATTCGAAACATCAATGAGCTCATTGGTCTTTACAATCACTATCTGCGTATGATCCGAGACGCTACAGGTGTCAATGAAATGATGGACGCTTCTACACCTAAGGGTGATACCCTGGTAGGGGTTCAGCAAAATGCTATTTCCGCAGGCAATAACGCTATATACGATATCACTAACGCTTCTATGATTCTTTACAAAAAGGTTTGTGAAGATATAGTTAAGTGTCTGCAAATAATACCAGAAGAGTCTGTTCTTCATGAGATATACAGCAACGCCATAGGTAAGGAAAATATGGCTGTTCTTTCTTCGTTCAATGACCTCCCTATGTACAACTTTGGTGTACAGGTGGTGAAGGAGATGGAAGACAAAGACAAGGCATACTTAGAGCAAAATGTTCAGATGGCTATTCAGCAAAAAGAGATAGACCTCGAAGATGCGATTGCGATTAGGAACATGAAGGATGTTAACCAGGCCGAAAGGCTTTTGGTGGTAAGACGCAAGAAGCGTATGGCCCAACAGCAACAAATAGCTGCTCAAAACTCACAGATGCAAGCTCAGTCAGCCCAACAAGCCGCTCAAGCCGCTTCGCAGGCTAAGATGCAAGAGATGCAAATGGAAGCTCAGCTAGAGGCCCAGCAAATGCAGCTTAAGACCCAGCTTGAGGGTCAGCTAGAGGAGGTGAAACATCAGTTCAGAAAGGAAATCGAGATTATTAAAGCTCAAGCCACTCTTGGGTTTAAGACTGAAGATCAAGAGTTTAAGCAAAAACTTGAAGTTTTAAAAGAAGACAGAAAGGACGACAGAGTAAAGAAGCAGTCTTCTGAGCAAAGCAAATTGCTTTCTCAGCGTCAAGGAAACAGGGGTGAACTTCCAGAGGCTGGGGATAGCGTAGATAATATTGTAAACTCACTATTAGGATAACATGGCAAGTAAAGTAAACTTAGATGTAGCTGAAAAGCTTGACATCACCTGTAGAAGAGGAGACACTTTTTCTCTTAGCCTTACGCTAAATGACTCTAGCGGAACCGCTTTAGATTTGACTGGGTATGAGTTTTTGATGGATGTAAAAACTAACCCAACTAGAACAAGGTCAGGTATATCTAACAGAGAGGTTGTTGCCTCCAGCTCTTTGTCTTCTTCTACTTCAAACGCTAAAGGTCTTACCGAAGATCAGAAAGGCAAGCTCAGCAATGGGTTTGTGTTTAGCGACGGCACTACTTCTGGTGTGGTTACTGTTACAGCTTCAGCGGATACAATGAAGGAGCTTCCTGTTGGTTCTTTTACTTACGATATTCAGCAAAAAGCTAGCGAAGTGGTAACCACTATATTAAGAGGTTCATTCACTGTAAACGAAGATATCTCCAGATAACATGGCTGTAACGGTAACATCTAGTGGGGGAAATTCCATTGTCGCTGCTGTTAACGGGGGTACATCTGTGTCTCTCAGTCAATTGCTACAAAGCGTCTCTGTTTCTACTGATCAATCAGTTCCTGTGGTTGTCGCTAATACTTTAGGTCCGCAGGGTGCTAAAGGAGCAGCTGGCACCAATGGTTCTGATGGTGCTGATGGAGTAGACTTGACTGCTGAGCTTAATGCCGAAATCGCACAACGTGGTTTAGGTGATGCTCAGAACCTGAATGCAATAAACCAGCTTGGCGGTCAGCTCTCATTCCTTAGGAGTACCCTCAACACAGGAACTACAGGGGATGACCTATCCGATATTAACACCCCAGCGTCTGACGATAAGGTTTTAATTCAAGACACGTCTGATAGCAACAACCTTAAGTATGTTGACTTCGGTGATTTTGCTTCTGCTGGATCTCTTTCTAATATATCGGAGGACACCTCTCCCCAGCTAGGTGCCAACCTAGACGTTCAGGCGAGATCGCTTTTCACAAGCACGAGCAACGGGGATATACAGTTTACACCCAACGGAACAGGAAGCGTAAACCTAGATGGAACTGTTAAATTCAAACGCTTTGCTTCAGGTTCTGCACCCGATCCTTTTGAGGGTGGGATGTATGCTGATGACAATGATGAGCTCTACTTTGGGGTTTCTTAATAAATAACTATCTTTACAAAAAATACATAAATGGCTACCTGGAAAAAAATATTAACCGAAGCTGACGCTCAAAAAGACTTAGTTACTGGGTCTGGACTAAGCGGAGGGGTTAACAATGTTCTTATTGGGGCTGACGGTGATGTTACCCTCGCAGTTGACATAAACGGTGCAACCGATCTTGGCAGTGGCATTGCAAGCGGAGACGAAATCTTAGTTGCTGATGTGACTGCCAGCAACGCGATCAAAAAAACTACAGTAGGTGATATTGTAAATCTTGCGAGCAGCGGGGTTAGCGGTGATACATTTGCTGCTGATTTAAAAATTGGTAGGGACGCAGACAACCTGATTGACTTTGCTACCGCCGATAATGAAATTACGTTTAGGGTGTCTGCTGCTGATGTCTTAGAGCTCACCAATGCTAACACTGGTGATTCTGTTCTAACAGTGTTGACGGCAGATAAGAATTTTACAGTTAAAGGAACTGACGGCTCGACTGGGATCACGGCTCTTGATATTGATATGGCGGCAGCTGGTAAAGCCACCTTTAATGGAGAGATCGTTGCCCCATCTCTAGATATTGAGAATGACGTCGATATTAACGGAACTTTAGAGGCTGATGCCATCACCATCAATGGTACGGCTATCGCCTCTGTATTGAGTCCAGTTGCTGGTAATACTAGCCTTGTAACTACTGGAGCTCTTGATACTGGTTCTATTACGTCTGGGTTTGGTAATATAGATGTAGGGGCTAGCTCGATAGCGGCTGGTAGCTTTGATGCTTCAGACGGTAATATAACAAATGTTGGTAGTATATCGCTAGACGCTATTATAGCCGACGGGAGTGCCATTACTATAGGCACAGACACATCAGGTGATACCGTAACAATAGGTCACACAACATCAGAGGTTACTATCGGTGACAACTTAACGGTCACTGGTGATCTAACAGTTAGCGGGACAACCACTACGATAAACACCACAAACCTTGAGGTTGAAGACCATATCATCCTGTTGGGTACTAATGCTAGTCCAACGGCAGATACAGGAAACCTTTCTGGAATTGAGGTTGAGACAAGCGCTACTGCATCAAAAAGATCCAGCATTGTATGGACTAAAGACTTAGGGGCATCTAATGACGGAACATATGATGGTTCTGGTACTGCTGTTGGGCTTACTGGTTGGGCATGTACGAACCACCAAGAAAGTAATCAAGCCTCATTCCCTATTGCTGTAATGGAGTTTAGCACTAACTCTACAGCTCCTACGTCTAACTCAGCTGGAATTGGCTGTTTTCACTACGACACTGGAGACGACAAGCTCTACATTAGAACAGCGTAATGAGTCAAATACTGAGGAAGCAAGGCGTCGAAGCAGATGCCTTCACTCAGCAGGAATTAAATTATTTGTTAGCCTTAGTTTCTAGGTCTAACTTCGAAGGACGGGATGTTTTTGTTCTTGCTGACGTTGTAAATAAATTGAAAGCTAAAATTAAATCGAATGAAACTGGAAATAAATGAAGTGCAGATATTAAATCAAGCAATGAGTAACTCAACGATTAAAGGATCAGACGCTAAATCTGTATCGGATATAATCATAAAGCTTGAGAAAGAGTTCGAGAGACTATATAAAATACAACAGAAGGGTTAAGTAAATGGCAACGTGGAAGAACATATTAACGGAGGCAAGTACTTCTGCGCCAAATCTTTCTGTTGGGGGCGTTGATGGCGCTGAGGCTGAATTTGTCAGCCAAACCACAGCGGTTGACGCTGCTGGGGAGGCAGAAGGCACTATAGTAAGGTTTGGAGACGACAGTACTACTGCGGGAAAGGTTTATACTTTTTCTAGCGGCACATGGGTTGAAGTTGATGCAAACTCCGAGGTAAAAACTAAGGGCCTTTTGGGGATGGCTTTGGGGGGTAACTCTAGTACTAACGGCATGCTTGTACACGGGGTAGGCTATCTTAGTCATGATCCTGGATCTGCTGGCGATATCCTATACATAAGTCACTCAAATACTGGTCAGATCACCTCTACAGCTCCAAGCGACGCTGGTGATTTCCACAGAGTAGTCGGTCACTGCTTAGCAGACAATAAGGTGTTTTTTTCACCCTCTCAAGACTATATAGACCTTGCCTGATATAACAGATATAAATGGAGTTGCCTTATCTAGCATTACAGACATCAATGGTGTAGCAAAAGCTAATATCACAGATATTAATGGTATATCTATTGCGGCTGCATCTACTGGTATAATATCGGCAAATCTCGTACAGCATTTAGACGCGGGAGACTCAAGTAGTTACAGTGGGAGCGGATCAACTTGGTCAGATTTGACTAGCAACGGAGTGGACGGAACCCTCATAAACTCTCCTACTTATTCCACTATAGAGGGAGGTGGGTCTTTTTTCTTTGATGGAACTAGCGAGTATGTAAAGTTTCCTTATGATGATTCCACTCCAATTAGGATAGGAGAAGATTCTGGAGAGGTTGATCTGATTCAGACTAGCGGCGGAAGCAGAACCTATGGCGACGTAGATACCGACGGAGGGATTACAATTTACGCCTGGGCAAAACTGTCCAGCTCTGGTCATCATGCGGTTTGGTGTAACAACACCGCAATAAGTGCAAGCGGAAACAACACCGCGTACAAATTTTATCAAGGGATTGAGCTTATATACCTATCTGACGGAAGAGTTCTCTGTTATTGTTTTGGAGGAGGAAATCAAAACAACGGTAATCAAAGAATCGACCTTCGAACAACCGCTGCTTTTCATACCTCTACCGTTGGGGTCTCTGTCGGAAATTGGGTAAACATCTGTGTAATTATGGAGGATGATGCTGGGGTCACTGGACCATCTGGTTCTGGGCGATCTTTTACTGGAAGCATATATATAAATGGAGTAAAAGCAACTGGGTCTGAACTACAGAACGATAGAAGAGGTACTGGTCAAGGATTAGGGTATAGAATGAAGGGCAATAGCTCTCAGACGGACAAGTATGATGGCGGAATTGGGCTTAGAAGAAACAGCTTCGACGCTGGTTATTCATCAGAAATAGCTATTTACAACGACGTGTTGACTGACGCTGAAGTTCTATCTAACTTTAACGCCACTAAGTCTAGATATGGTTACTAATGGATAAAAAGAACATCATAATAAGCTCGTCAGAAGCAGGGTCTGTAGACTACAGTCAGATCTTGGAAGACTCTGAGAAAACCGCAAGAAAAAGCCTTTCAGGTGGTCTTACGCTAATCAGGTACGTTGGATTAGCACCTGAATCGGTGGTTAACTTAAAGACTAAAAGTGAAGAGTACGATAACGATCAAATATTAAGTATTCTTTCTGGTGAAGATTGGACCGCTCCCGAAGAAGACGATGGTATGATTTGACTATTCTGTTTTTATTATCTTTGCTTCATGCGCTGTTGCAAGAAGTATAAAAAAGGGGGTAACGTAAGCCTCAAGATGGGTAAGCATAAATCTCGTTCTGGAGGGCTTACTGCTGAGGGTGTAAGGAAATACAACAGGGAAACAGGTAGTAACCTGAAAACTGCTGTAACAACACCACCCTCTAAACTAAAGAAAGGAAGCAAAGCAGCAAAAAGAAGAAAGTCTTTCTGCGCCAGGATGTCTGGAGTAAAAGGGCCTATGAAGAAGCGTAATGGTAAACCAACCAGGAAGGCTCTTGCCTTGCGCAAATGGAACTGCTAATGAAAGCCATGAAATACAAAAAAGGCGGAAAGCTTTCTGTCTCTAGTAAAAAAGTATCTGTAGACCCACCAAGCGGTTACCACTGGATGGAGGAGCAGGGGAGGTACTATCTAATGAAAGGGGGATACAAACCTCATCCTGGAGCTGTAAAAGAAGCGAAGTTTAAAATAGCAAGTCATGAAAGCTAAGAAAAAGAAGTTTCCAGATCTAAATGGCGACGGAAAGGTAACCAAGGCTGATATAGTCAGAGCTAGAATAGCTTCTGGAAAAAAAGAGAAGGCTATCGGTCAGGCAATGGTCGGAGGTACAATAGTTGGCGCCTTGGGAGCTACGGCTAAATTAAACCCTAAGGATTACCCCACAGCCGCTAAGAAGAAGTATAAAAGCGGAGGTAAGGTAAAGTCTCGTGTAAACGAGGCGGGTAACTACACGAAGCCTGGCATGCGTAAGCGCCTATTTAATTCTATCAAAGCAGGATCTAAAGGAGGAAACCCTGGTCAGTGGTCAGCACGAAAAGCACAGCTTCTCGCTTCTAGATACAAGAAGTCTGGAGGGGGATACAAGAACTGATGCGTCTTAAGAAATCACAGAAAAGCCTTAAGGATTGGGGTAGCCAGAAATGGATGACCTCAGGCACCCACGCTAACAAGAAGCGCGGTAAGTCTAAAGAGGTTAAGTCTAAGGGCAAGGGGCGTTACTTACCTAAAGCAGCATGGGACTCACTATCATCAGGTGAGAAAGCAGCAACGAATAAAGCCAAGGCCAGTAGTAACAAGCAGTTCGTTTCTCAGCCTAAAGCGATCAAGAAAAAGACCTCCAGATTCAGGTAATAAATTATTGCTATATTTGCATTCATACAACCAACAACAATGGCTACTACCACTGCAACACTTACACTTTCGAGCGGGGACCTTACGGGTGACGCTCTCGCGCTCTCTACTACAGCAACACTCACTAAGGCTGGTACGGTTACTGGTCTTGATCAGACTACTGGCGTTGCCAGAAAACTTTTTTCAAGTGCTGTTAGCGCAGAAAAGCTGATTGACAAGGCTCTTTTTTCTGATTGGTCTGCAAGCAATCAGGTGGCGCATAAGGTTTATATCAAGAACCTTTCTACAACTCCTGGCGAGTATATCACAATCGGATTTGACGATGGTTCTAATACTATTGGTATTGGAATGCTTTACGCTGGTGACTTTTTGTTCTTGCCTTACGAGGGAACAAAAGACATTGAGGTTACTACTTCTGACCCAAACATGACCGTTGAGTACTTGGTAATTTACGAAGCATAATGGCTATAGTACGCGCTTCACTCAGCCTTAATAGTGCTGACGTGCTTACGAGCGCGTTGGCCTTAAGCACGGTGGCTAATCTTACTTGCGATTCTGGTAGTTTGATCAGAGCCAAGGTAAAAGGCACGGCTGCGGATACGGACAATCTGGTTGTATATAAAGCAAACGATAAAAGCGAAAGAGCTTATATCTATATTAAGAATTTAGAGGGGGAGCTAGAGAATTACATCTACGTAAGAAATGAAACCGAAAGCAACACCGCACTTGTAGCCAAGATTGGAGGTGGTGAGTTCGCTTTTATTCCTTTAGCTCCAGACAAGACTTACGAGGTTATTGCAACTAGAGTTGACAGCCTTATTGAGTACGGTGTATTTGGTAATGACAACTCAGCAGTTTCTCTAGCATAAAATAAATAAGACATGGCACATCCTTCAGAAGCTTTACCTAAAAACATGTACATCCTTAACGGGACTAACGATCTTACACTAACTAATGGTCGTCATGTTTTTGCTATATACAACCCAACCGCAGCAGCGGTTACAGTGGATATAACTGGTAGTTTATACACTTACCAGACTGATGCATACAAAGAGCTTTCAACAGAGACAACAGGATTTCCGATTCCTTCTGGAGGAACTCTTTACGGGAGATTCACTAACGTGGAGTCTTCAGCCGCTAACGTAGTTTGCTACGTGGCTTAAATTGAACACAATTAATTAAATATAATGGAACAAAATACAATCGAAGAGATTGGTGGAATGAAGGTCTTCAGTAATCCTGAGGACCTTGCTGCGTCAATGAGTAGCACACCAGAACAACCACAAGCAGAACAGGTAACACCTGAACAGCCTACGGTAGAAGAGACTCCAATGCAAGAAACTCCTGTACAGGAGATGCAGGCGGAGCAACCAACACAAGAGAACGAGGTTCAGCAGGAAACTGCCGAGCCAACATATGATACGGAGTATTCGGAAGGCGAACTCGAAGGAGCTGTTATGGAATTTCTAAGCAACCGCTTGGGAAGGGAGATCAGTTCTTTTGATGAGTTTGAAGGTACTCAACAAGCTGAAGCAAACGCTATTGACGAGCGTGTTGAGGCCATCGCGAGGTTCGTGGAGGAAACGGGCCGAGCACCAGAGGATTGGTTTAGGTATCAGTCATTGAATCCAGAAGGTATGGATGACATGACGGCTATTCGCATTCAAATGGCGAATCAATACCCTAACCTCTCTTACGATGAGCTAGACTTACTCGTTAATAGCAAGTACAAAGTTGATCCAGATCTCAATACTGAGAGCGAGGTTCAGCTTGCACAGCTACAGCTTAAAATGGACGGAGACAAGGCGCGTCAAGACATCGAAGGGATTAGAGGTAAATACTCTACTCCTGACTATGAGTCTAGCGCTCCTGAATCTGTTATTGATGATGCGTGGGTGTCAGAAATGTCACAGGAAGTTAACGATCTCACAGGTCTAGAGTTTGACCTAGGGAACGAGAAGACTTTCGAGTTTGGCCTTGACGACAACTACAAGTCAGAACTAATAAATAAGAATGCTCGTCTTGACGAGTACTTCGATGATTACGTGAGAGAGGACGGAAGCTGGGATTACGACCTGCTGTCTTCGCATAGGGCTTTGATTGATAACATTGACAAAATTGTCAAGTCTGTTTACACCCAAGGGTTGGGTGACGGTCAAAAAACTATCGTGAACACAGCGGCTAACGTATCTACGCAGACAGCCCCTACTACGAATCAAAATCAAAACAATCCGTTAGCTGACCAACTTAAAAATATTCTTGGCGGTCAGTCTAACAAAATGACTTTTAAAATCTAAAACTAGAAAATTATGGCTACTACAACTGGAGCTACTATTGATCAGGCGTCACCAGACTTAAGGTTGACTCCTGAGAGATATACAACTGTAGACACTCTCTTAAAAGCGACTAAAGATTTCGTTATTCCTGAGCTTGTCGAATCGTATGGTGATCAAGGTATCACTGGCTTTTTAAAACTTACTGGCGCGGTAAACGCTGGCGGAACTGCTGATCAAGTTGATTGGTGGGAAGCTGGTCGTCGTCACAGAAAATACACTGGTGCTATTTCGGCTTCAGCCGCTGGCGCTTCTGTTGGTCCTGGTGTTGCTACTTATACAATCGACACTTCTGCTTCAGGCGACGGCATTGCTCACGTAGCGGGATTAATTCAGCAGTTTGACGTTTTGATGAACGCAAGCACTGGAACAAGATACTTGGTTAACGAGGCTTCAACAGCTACTGACCCTGTTCTTAAAATGGAGCGTCTTGACGGTCTTAATGCCAGTCCAGCCGAAGATGCTAGTGGAGTTACAATGATCCACCTCGGAAATATGTATCCTCAGGGTTCTGATCAGCCGACTCACTTTACTGATTCAGATATCATAAGACGTAAAAATCCATTTATGATTGTTAAGGACCGCTACCAAGTGAACGGTTCTCAAGCAACGAATATCGGATGGGTTGACCTCGGAGGAGGTGAATACCGATGGTTCATGTATGGTGAGCAAGAAGCACGAAAGCGCTTTGAAGACCGTCGTGAAATGATGATGCTGTTTGGTCAAAAGAACGCAATCACCGCTAGCGATGACGCTCAAAACGACCTCGGAAAGACTATGGCTGGATCTGAAGGTTACTTCACAGCCCTTGAAGACAGAGGAATTAACGTAAGCAATGCTAACGCTAACCCACTCGATTCATTCGCTGAATTTGATGACATCATTATTGAACTCGACAAGCAAGGAGCTCCTTCTGAGTACGCTATGTACTTGAACAGAAAGCAAGACTTGGCTATCGATGATATGTTGGCAGGAGGTATCGCTACTGGTGTAACTGCTGGTTTGGCTGGTCAGTTCGGTGCGTTTAATAACGACTCTGACATGGCTGTGAAGCTTGGCTTTAAGTCGTTTACTCGTGGCGGATATACTTTCCACAATCATGACTGGAAGCTGATGAACGATCCTACTTTGTTGGGCGCGTCTAACGCTTTCCAAGGAGCTATGATTCCTATGAGCCAGGTTGCTGATGCTCGAACTGGAGCTAAATCACCTTCACTCGCTATGTACTACAAGGAGGCTAACGGCTACAACAGAGAGATGGAGCACTGGGTAACTGGTGGCGGTGTATTGGGTCACAGCAATAACGGAGATGCTGGTAAGGACGTTGCTACGTTCCACTACCGCTCTGAGATTGCTTTATGTACTCGTGCTGCAAACCAACACGTTGTTATCAAAGGATAATTAACCTGAAGTGAAAGGGAGGGGCTTCGGCCCTTCCCCTTAGCTTCATAATACCTTCTATTATGGCTACATATAAACACGGGTCTGGAGCTGTTACGGCTTCAAAGAGAGTTGTTGTAAAAACTGCTTTTGTTCAAAACGCTGAGGTTGTCGCTGAAGTCGATCAACCTGCTGGAACTATCCTCTCTGACGTCATCGTTAGATTTATTGGAGGGGTTACATTAGGTTCGGCTGACGACATTGGTTACGAGATCGGTACTGCTTCTAGCGGAGCTCAACTTGGCACTAACGTTGACGGTTTTCTCGACGGTGGAACAGCCATCGCTGCAAACACAGTTTACTACCTGAAGGGTGGTAGCGGTGCGGCTGGTTGGGCTTCTGATAGTACGCAAGACCATACTTCTGGTGCTGCCGCTACGGGATACACGGATACTGATAGAACATTGTTTTTTACTACAATCTGCGCTGACCAAACGGTTACTGGAGACAACGAGATTGAGCTGAACTTTGTGTTCACTCACCTTAACTAATTCTATTACGGAAAGGGGGCCTTGGCCCTGCTTTTCACCATGTATGATTTGTTTTACTGCATAAACTAAAAAAATGGCTGCTAAATTTTTGTACTTTGACGGTGGTAGCGACAACGCTATGACCTTCCCCGTTGATAGACTTCTGTCTATTGACCAACTAGACAACACAAGTGTGTTGATGACGTTTGAGCACGTCCTAGGAACTTCTAGCTCACACACAAAGGTTGACCTAACGGTTACCGCTGGAACTGAAAAAGCTGTAATGGAGTCCATCTCCAATGCTATTGCTTTCAGTAAGGATCAGTTCGTTGTTGTTGCTGATTCAGTAAACAGCATTTTTGTTAATTCTTCTATTACTGCTGTCTCAGTAGATGACTCTGGTGCTAATAACAACGGGTTGTCAGCTGGAGCTGGTATTACTGGAGGTACGGGTACTGTCTACCACAGCTTCGTAGAGAAAAACGGAAACATTATCAAGACTTCAATTTACATTGACTTGACGGGTTTGCGTTCAACAGCTGGTGGAGACATTATCGGTGTGAACGGAACGTCAGACGTATGTCACATCGGTCAAATTGTAACCGCTACAAGCGGGACTATTTTTGCTGGAACTGTCGCTTGCCTTGAAGCGCCTGGTGGTGGAGATCCAGACATCAACATTCATTCTGCAACAGAAGGAACTGGCGTTGAAGACGGAGCAATAAGTAGTCTTACTGAGACCCTGTTGATTGATGCGGGAGATCACGCAGCTGATGCGTTTAAGTCTTTGACTGCTTTCCCTGCCGCTAACGAGTTTTTATACTTGACGGCTGGCGCCACAACAGATGCCGACTACGATGCTGGTAAGTTACTGATTGAACTTCTCGGAACAGAGTAATACCTACACTCAGATTAAAAGAGGCTCCTTCGGGGGCCTTTTTTATTTTCCCTATATTTGCAGTAATTAATTTAATTCAATATGAATACCCCAACTAAAAAGGCTCCTGGACGGCCTAAAAAAGTCCAACCCGACGCTCAAGTAGCGCCTCCCACCCCAGCTAAAAGGAAGAAGCCTACCATTAAAAGGAAGGAAGAGGTTAATCACAACAAAGAGTATGAGATTACGACAGGTGGAGGCATTGTGTTTGTGCTACCTCAGAAAGGCGTTACTGTTTATGACGCTGATAACGACGTTGTCAGAGAAATACGATACTGCCCTAACGAACAGTCTATATTTCGAGACGAACAATCTCCAAACGCTCGACGAGAATCTATAGCTTTCAGGGAGGGAAAATTGTTTGTCCCCAAGGATAAACCCAACATGAGAAAGTTTATTGAGCTGCACCCCTTAAACAAGGCTAATGGAGGCTCTGTATTTTCTGAGGTAAACAAAAAGAAAGACGCTGAGATGGAACTCAAGAGAGAGTTCTTGCTTACCGACGCTGTAGCTTTAGTTAGAGACACGGACATACATGAGTTACTGCCTATCGCTATGTACTTTAAAGTAAACATTAACTCTCCAGTATCAGAGATTCGGTTTAACCTCCTTAGAATCGCTAAGAGCAAGCCTCAGGAGTTCATTGAGTCCTTTGATTCACCACAAGTGCAGGCCCGATCTGTTGTAACTCAAGCTAAAGACTATCAAATCATCAACGTAAAGTCTGATGGTGTTTACTGGTTTGACTCTAACGGGCTGATTGTATCTGTGCCTGTAGGCCAGGACCAACTAGACGTAATGGTTAGGTTCTGCCTAACAGAGAAAGGATCTTCCGTTCTATCCTCCCTTGAGGAGAGGCTTGAACGCCTAGCATAAAAGAAAGGCCACCTTCGGGTGGCTTTTTTGTTTCGTATATTTGTTTCATGGACAGAAAATTCTTCTTTTTCCGTAGGGAGCCAGAGTCAGAGACTAGCGCTTCGTTCTCAGACACAGGTGTGGGATTGAGTACTATCGCCATCCCTTCAGAGAACCTCACTTTTATTACAGCTGGCAAAAAGAAAGTAGTCTTTACGTTCAAGGATTGCAACGGCTTTGATGAGTCTGTCCTTCAAGAGGGCGAGTCAATACCTAAAGCGAACATCACCGTAGCCTGTAAAGAGGGGGACGAGGCTGGGCTGATAGAGGATGTGATCAACTTTATGTCTAGAGATACAGCCAAGAACATAATGAAGTTTGATGTGGTAGAGGGTAAGTCTACATTTGACAAGGCTGTAGTTGATACAGTAGATGACGTTAGGTCTGTAATACCTTCAGCCCCTATAAACACAATAACAAAAGAAATATCTGTTGGTGATGAGGCTAAGAAGTTTCAACAAACCATAGCTGAAATTACGTTTCCTGGCGATTTGCCTTTCATTGATTTCAACCATGAAATGCTGTCTTCTTTTGCAAATACGGACGCTTACGCAGATACACCAAACGCAGGCACTCATAATATTGATATTGTAGATGTTGGTGGTGTAGCTGTTTTTGATGAAAATACAGACAAAACATTAGTTAAGAAATCTCTCGCAATAGGTTCTGGATCTGCCATAAGTCTTGGCCCTGACACCACTATAACCTCTTCCGATTACACCATATATGTTGCTTTAAATTCCAACTTAGGGGCGGGCGTCCCAGAATACGGCTTAGGCCCCCTATACGGAAGTGGTAATGGAGAGTGTTTTGGTTTTGGCGGTGTACCTAGAAATGGCGGAGCTATAGGTTCAACGAATAACGATTTTTTAAGAACAAAAGATGTGTTTTGCGCAAGGCACGCAGGGGTAGATGGAGCAGCAGCATTTAGTAGCACAACGTCACCCATTGATGGAACTAAGTCATTCTCAATCCCAGACTCCGACCCAACATCGGATAGCTATGACCCAAACCATATATTCATAATCAGAAGGGATAAGGATTTCAATATGTTTCTACACAACAGGGATGGAGACATAATCTCTAAAATACCAGGTAAAACAACCCTACTAAATCCGTCGTTAACTTCTTCCTCACCTGGGAGAACAGACGGAGATCTTGTTATTAGATTAATAGGTATGGTTGGGGGTCAAAACATACCGTCAAAGTTTTACCTGTATAGATTTGGGGTTATAAAAAACGACATCGGTGCAAACGACGCTGCTAATCTAGCAAAGCAGTTGTCTAAGGTCTACGGCACAAAATAACAGCCTATTTGTTTTTCGTATATTTGTTTTATGGTAAGCGTATTACAAGTATATAACGCCGTAAAGGATATCGCCAACAAGGAGCAGAAGGGCTTTATTACACCTGGCGTGTTTAATTCCTTTGCCCCTATAGCGCAGATGAACATCTACAATGAGATGTTCTCAGAGCTTGTGGACGCTAAGCGTATAAGCAGGCAGAACTTCGATCCAGGCAGAGACAAGTCTGTAAGAAAGCAGAAGCTAGAAGACCTTTCTTTTTATCACAGAAGAAAAGGATCTACTGAGCTATCCTACTCTAGTGGGTTGCTTTCAAAGCCTCTTGATCTATCAAGGCTAATATCCGTTTACTGTGGTTACCCTTTTTCTCCAGTTGAGGTTTCAAACTTTTCTAGTAGTGAAGCACTAACCAACTGTGAGATAGTTTACGACCCAGAAAAAATAGATAGAATTATAGGGAGCAATCTTTCTTATCCGACTAATGACTTTCCTATAGCTTTAGTTTCCGCTATAGATATTGAGATTTTTCCAAATCCTGCGTTTGTCGAGCTAACATATTACGCCAAGCCAACGTCGTTTGACAAGGACGGAAATATAAGCGAGGGGTCTCCTTATTATGATTATGATGTTGTAAGCTATAATGGAGATGATTTAGAGCTTCCCTCTAGCTCCTGTAGGGATTTTATGCTTCCCCCTCATTACCTCAACGAGGTAGTTATGGAGATTGCTAAATTAATAGGTGTTAGGTTGCGAGACCCTAATGTAACTCAGTTCGCAACACAAGAAGAAGCATCTGAATAATGGCACATAATAAAGTAAAGCTAAGTCAAATAATCAGGGACTTCATCATAACGCTTGATGGAGACGACTACGCAAGTAACGCTTCAGACAGCGCTATAAGAAACTTTGCATTAAGAGGTATTAGAGAGATTGGTTTTGATCTTGGTAAAAAGATAAAATCTTTAAAAAGAGACATACAGCCTAACGACACGATTATACTTCCAGAAGATTTTGTTGATTTATTAAAGGTGGGTATTGTTGATGATGACGGTATTGTTAGGGTGTTTGGAAATAACAAGAATATAAATTATTCGAGGCGGAGATCTGGAGCTGGCGCTAATATCAATATTGAGGTTTCTGACACCGAAAACTCAACTAATGGTGAAAGCGATGGTGGTCCTTTAAATATTCAAGACAACCTCATAAACGATACTATTGAAAGCAAGAGTTCTACAGGCGCTACAGGAGGTTCTGATGACGATTTTGGTCAATACGTATTCGAGAACTACATCTATCAAGGTGGCGCAGGAAGGCTGTATGGAGCAGGGGGTGGTCACTTAGCTGGTGAGTATAGACTCAACCTAGATCAAGATAGGATTGAAATAGAGACCAACAGCGGGTACTCTCAAGTGGTGATAGAGTATATTGCTGATGAGGCAAGATCAACCGACCCAGAGGTTCATGTGTACGCAGAGGAGGCGTTGAGGTCGTATATGTACTACAAGATTATAGAGCGTAAATCATCCGTCCCAGCAAACGAGAAGTCTAGGGCTAGAGCAGAGTACTATAACGAAAGAAGAAAGGCTAACGCCCGATTAAGCAACTTCACTAAGGAAGAGGCGTTGAAGACGATTCGTAAGAACTTTATGCAAGCACCTAAGTACTGATGCCGATAGATAAATTAACCCCAAGACAACTAGACTCCGACGCTGATAACAAAACTATCAGTAAGGTTTCTATGCTTGATGCTTTGAATTTGTACTCAGGGCCAGACAACGACAGCCTAACCATTTTAGAAGGTAAGCTAACTAAGTCGGATGCAGGTAACGGAATACTTAAGAACATTAAGGGTAATGAAAAGGTAGAGGGAGCACTTCTTGAAGGGTCAAGGGTTGTAGGTGGTGTTGAAGACAAGAAGACTCGTATAACATACATCTTTGTTTATCACTCAAGCGCCAGCAAGCAAGGTGTTTTTGCTTATGACAGCGAAGGTTTATTGCCTGGTTCTACTGGTCCAACCTTAAGAAAAATATACACAAGTTCTCAGTTTAACTTCCCTCAAAACGGGTTTGTAAAAGCAGACATTGTTTATAGTTCCGCTGTTAGAACATTTAAAAACTTGGGTGAGGACTTCGAGAAAGATGCTATCATTTACTTTACTGATGGGGTAAACGAGCCTAGAAAGATAAACGCATATAGGGCTTTTGAGGTTGGCAGCCTTATACACGATAACGATGAGTTTGCCGAAGCTGACTTTATCACAGCGTGTCCTAAGACTCAATTAAAGCCTATAACATTTAAATTTGACTCTGACCCTGATGCAGCTACAGAAGATAGGAGGTCTGTAAACAACTTCGAAAGATCTCCTGGCTTTCAATTTGCTTATCAGCATGTCTATATTGATGGTATGGAGAGTGCTATATCGTCTTATTCTGACTTAGCGGTTCTCCCCTCTGTCGTTGATCAAGGCTCTCAAAGTTACGTAGAGCACCTCAACTATAGATGTCTTTTGACGATACCTGGGGCTGGTCCAGAGATAAAAGAAATAAGAATACTTGGGAAGCAAGGGAATACAGGCTCTTTTTTAATTATTGATGAAATAGAATCATCTGAAGAACCCCAAGAATACGCTTTCTTTAATGACAGGGTTTTAAAGGGAGTTAGCACCGATGAGGTAAACAAACAGTTTGATTCATTGCCTAGAAACGCTAAATCTCAATCTGTTACCTCTAACAGGCTTATGTATGGAAACTATTTAGACGGCTTTGATAAATCTAACACTACAGCTATAGCAACCGTAAGGTATTTAGACAGGCCCGAAGATTTTATTAAGTTTGACATAGAAGACATACCCTCTATAGATCTTGGTTTTCCAGGAAATTCAGGTGACTCTGTAACTGGTGAGTCAGCAGGTTTTTTTCTTGACTATTCTGGCCTCCCTAACTTTATGCCAGCGGGAACCCAGGTAAATGTTAATTTTTCTTTTAAACCTCAAAAGAATTTTCACTACTACAGGGCTGGATCGGCAGGACAAACAAGACAAAGAGGTCCACAGCCTTCCTCTACAGATGACGAAATATTCAGTGAGGTTAATTTTCAACAAAGTTACGCTGCCACTTCAGAGCAAAACGGATCTGAAAACTTTGGTTCTGAAAACGGTGTAACCTCCACAGCGGACGACGCAGCTAATGGTTTAATATGGGGGCTGCCTTTAGGTCAAATATTTGACGGATCTGCAAACAATTCAGGCGCTGGATTCTCTAATAGCTGGCAACGAAAAGACAATCCTCTGGTAAACGGAGTTATCCCAGGTGATTTTTCTTTTCCGCCTGAAGTAACAGATGCTACATTCGGAACCTCTGCTGCCGCTCCTTTTATATTTGAAGGTCAGCCAATTAGTTTTTCCGCTTCTTTTAAGTTTACTGTGGATGTTACAAACGCTCAAGATCTTATTAAACAAACAGTTGAGGCTTGCTTTACTGAAAGCAGTCCATTATCCCCTGTTGGTGTAGAGATTTTGTCTAGTAACAATGAGTCATCATACGATATAGACCTAGGGCTTTTTAGTGGTAGTGTAATAACACAAAATTATGTTGGTCAGGACGGCGGATATGACGTTAACTGCTCTAGGATAGTTGCTGTTGCAAACAAGGGAGGGACGACTGAATCTGGAGTGCCTTGCGGTTTCTTTATAGTAAATAAGGCAACTCCTACTTTTAGGTTACAAAAAAACACAAACACAGGTCAATCAGGAGTTGACTATCCCGACAACGAGGCCAGATCTCACTTTACCTTTAGGCTTACGGGTTTTGATTGCAACCCATACTCTGACGTACTTACCTGTATTCACGACACGGCTGAAACGGGCTTAGGGAATAACTCTAAAAACGAATGGGTGTGTATATCAGCGCCAGATTTAGACGCCCTGTTTAATAACTTATATGGTGGATCAGGAATATTTGATTGGATTGCTAACAAGCTAGGACAGAACGTGGCTGACAGCTTTCACGGATTTGCTAATCACCCCGTTACTGGAATTAATTCAGTCAGTATAACTAACTCTACACTGGGGTATGGCCAGCAAATAGGAAGGATATCGACAAGCCCAGGGCAACCATTTATACAAACGTCTATTGTAACTCCTGGAGGCATTGGGATTGGCCTTGGGGGTGGTGGAGGTCAATTCATTGCGTCTCCTCACTCACTAATGGATGGGGAAGGGGGGCCTGGAGGCGGGCCAGCCAGATCTCCTGCTAGCGATCACCCTTATGACGCCCTAAAGATGAATAAACAAGGATCTGTAACGGTAAATCCTTTTGTTGTTCCTGGACCGTCACTTATTCATCTTTACCGTGACACTGTTTTTTATAGTGGTTATATTTCTCCTCTTCCTCAATCTGAGGTTAGTGGTAACTTTAAAGAAGTCACCATACTACCTTTTTTAAAAAACACAAGCACTAGCGATTCAGCTACGTTCGAATATCAAGTGCCAGAGGGTGACGAAGAATTTGGAGCTCTAAATGCTGATAGCGTAAACTTTAAGAGAAATCAAAGCATACTTGAGCAACAAACCCTAAGCCCCGTTACGATACTAAATAATGAGGGTCTAGGTTTTGGAAGAGAATCTTTCAAGACAGAAGCTAATCATGATTTTGGTATTGTTTACTATGACGAGCGCGGCAGGCACGGCTTTGTAGATCATTTAGCTACAGCGTTTGTAGAGGGCTATACGATTACCGAAAGGGGAGGGGACAACACGGGGGCTGTGGACATACAGCTTGATCTTCAAGGGACTCCGCCTGAATGGGCTCATACTTACAAGATTGTTTATGCAAAAAACAGTAGCGTTCAGGACTTTATCCAGTACTCAGTTGGTGGCGCTTTTGTTGGCGGAGACCCTAACGACGATGAAGTTACCGAAGCCAACAAGAACATATACGTCTCTCTAAACTATCTGCAAGGACATCCAGTTTCTTACGTTAGTTCATTTGGAGCCAGAACACCTGAGGGCGGCTTAAACTTCTATAAATTTGAGCGCGGTGATAAATTAAAAGTTATTTCTCATGGACCCCCAGAGGGAAGGGTTTTTCATAGCTATGAATTTGATGTTGTTGATTTGGTTGACTTAGGTCTTGATGACGAAAACCCCCTCTCCAACGATCCTTCGTCAAATCAAGTTGGTCAATTTGTAGTTCTAAAGGATAGCCCTAACGCTGAAGGTTTTAACCATAACAGCGTTGCTTTTGGTAGCGATAGCGGTGGCAACAAATGGAACGAAAACTGCATCGTAGAGCTTAGAACCCCTAAAAAAGTTTTAGGTTTAGACGAGCAGATATATTACGAGGCTAGCCCTAGCTATAAGGTTGTAAAAGAACCGTCTGGCGAGCTATCTCACTCAGAAGAAACCGTATTAATAACTAAAGGGGATGTTTGGTTTAGAAGGGTTGCTACAAACGTAAAGCCTTTTCAAAACGGGGAGTTTATTGATATCATACCTGATGACGATGGGGCGGATCCTTCTCCTCAGCCTAATTTTACTACGATATATATGGAGACGCCTTCGTTCAGCGATTTGTTTAGGTCGGACTCCTTGTCTATAGGAAGGCCAAACGTAATATTTGAAGACGCTTCAGAAACGATAAGAGAAAACACTATCACGTATTCAGACCCTAGCAACCCAGAGTCTACTAAGGTAAGATACTCATCCTTCAATTCTTCTCTGGCTAATTTTAAGGACCTCTCAGAGACTTTTGGGGGCATACAGTATATGGGTGACCACGGAGACTTTGTTGTCGTTATACAGCGAGATAACGTGTCTCTAGTCCCTGTAGGCAAAAACATTTTATCTGACGCCTCTGGCAACCAACAGCTTATTGCTTCTAGGAATGTACTCAATGAGGCTGTTGTTTATCCAGGGAGGTCTGGTTGCGACATAGACCCTTCTTCAGTATTTGATTCTGGAACCGAGGTTTTCTTTGCAAACAAGAATCTTGGCGAGGTGTACAGGTGGAGCAAAAACGCAGGGCCTCAGGTCATATCTGATATAGGTGTGTCCTCCGTTCTTAGAGCTATATTTAAAAAGGCTGTTGAGTTAAACCTGACCACAGTATCCCCTAACGAGTCAAGAATAGTTGGTGGGTGGGATCCATTTAAGAAAGAATACTTGCTTAGCGTTGTTGATGTTGAAACTAAATCAACTACTGACGTTGTATTTGCAGATCAGCCTAACGCTGACACTATAGTTCCAGACGTAGATGGTGGTGGCGGGTTAGTTGTCTCTCCAGACCCTATTGAATTTGGGGAAATGGAGGTAAATAAGGGAGAAACAAGTGTTGTAAACATAGTGAATAACGAAACCGACTTTATTAATATAACAAGCATCACGTCAAGCAACCCAACTTATGATGTTGGTAGTTTGTCATTCCCTCTTGCGTTGTTTGGTACTGGTTCGGGTATATTAAATGAATTCAACCTTACGGTTAATGCTTTAGCCTTAGAGGAAGGCGAACAAAACGGAACGCTAGAAATAAATACAGATAACTTAGAACAGCCTAGAATTACACTTTCTATAACGGGTAGCGCGGTAGTTGCTGAACCTCCAGTAGAAAACCTACTTCCATTTACAGTAGCATACAACGAACACAACAACACATCTTTAAACGATGAAGACATGAGCGTAGATTTAGCAATAGAATATATAACTAGCAAGACGGTTGAGACCGAACCTGTAGAAAACCACCTAAAAAGCACCCACTTAATAGATTTAATTAATCTAGGAGATGATGATCATATGGACCTCCTGAAGTCTGATCAGGACTTTAATGGATCTGTTGGTGCTTCTGATTTACTAAAGTTTTTGGAACGCTTCGGTAGTTTTAATGTTTTTGGGGGTCCACTAGATTACAATAGGTCCGTTTTGGCTGAACCTCAAGTTATATCAACCGCACAAGCTAAGAGCAGGTCGAACCAACCCAAACCAAGGGCCACTACAGAATTCAAAAGTGCTGCCGACGCAATATCTTACCTTATAGTTCAAGGGACCATGACCGTTGGGGAGTACTTGCAGCTAAGAAGTTTCTTGCGTCAAGACGTTGCATTAAACATGAACCAATCAGGAAATGTTTCTGCTCTTGATCTTATTGAGTTCTTGCAGGTGTTCGGAGCGGTCACGGAAAATAGCGACCCTGCTTTCTTACCAAACAATCAAGGAGGTATTCTGGTTGGTGTTACCGCTCAAGAAACAATAAACTGGTTAATTGATGACGGAACGATGACAATTAGTCAATACTTTAATTTAGCTCAGTACATAAAGCCTGAGTGCAAAGCAGACGCCGACCAAAGCAACAGCTTAACTACTTCCGATCTCATCAGTTACTTGCAGGTCTTTGGAGGTCCTCAGTTTGGTGAAGAAGGGTACGGACCAAATGACATCGCCTTCCAATTTTAAAATAGATGGCGCAGATAAACATAAACGAAAAAACGTTTGCTTTCTCTACGAGGTCCGATACCTGGACTTCCCGATACAGCTTTGACCCAACGTGTTATATGACTTCTGGGAATAAGATGCTGTCATCAAAGGACGGTTCAGGCGTGTGGCTTCACGATCAGCTATCTACTAGGAATAAATTCTACGGTAACCCAGCCGCCAAGTCATCTATTACAGTTTCTGCTAATCAAGACCCTTCTGCGGTTAAGATTTATAAGTCTTTATCGCTAGAGACAAACACAAAGAACTGGACGGCAGAGGTTTGCACTAATCTAGAGTACGAGGGTAAAGAAAAGCAAAAGGGAAGTATATCTTCTTTTGAAAAGAAAGAAGGTTTTCAGTATGCTGAGATGCCAAGGGACGTGTTGAACTCGACAGAAAACATAATTGGCAAGCCATTTACCGTTTCCAGCCTTACAGAAGAGTATGGCTTTGGGGACGCTTTCACAATTAGCGGCGATTTTAGAGATGAAATATACGAAGGTAATTATGAAGACTTACAAGGCTTTACTTTATTCCCCGTAATTGCTGAAGAGGGTTTTATTCCCGAAGACTATGCGTATAGTAAAACGTTTAACGTTAGTCTTTATAACGTACAAAACGGGTCATTGCTAGAACTGTTTGACGTGCCGCCTGCACCAGAAGGGTCCTCACAGTATTCCGCTGACCCTCTTGCTCTTTATGTTTTGGGATATAAAAAATATGAAGGAAAGGTGCTTTTGATGTTGGCGTATAAAATTGTTTCAATTAATTCGTTTGGAGTTGCACCGTTTCAAAACAACATATTTTTTAGTGAAGGCACCGTCTTATACAACAACCAGCTTGTGTTTGCAGTAAAACCAGAAATTGACGGTGATCAGCTACGAGGCCCTTACGTTAACGTAGAGATATCCACACAAACGGATAAGCATGCGGAAATCCACGCAATTAACGTAGATTACGAATTCTCTAAGCTTGACAAGCGTTTAACTCAAAATACTTAAATTTGCAGATCATGAGTAAATTAAAGAAAGATAATGAGGGTGGCTCTTATCTCGACCAAGCATCTGGCGTAGTCCCGTATCAAGGGGTTCTTGAAGGAGGGGCAGCAGTAGTGGGCGGTATAGCTGATCTTATTGGATCTAAAGGTCGAATCAATAAGCAGCAAGGGTTGTACGACGAGGCCATGCGTTTGAGGGGTCTAACAAGGGGTAAGCAAGACGACTTTAAATTTGGCATTGCTCAAGCGCAAAGAGACCTAGCTACAGCTGGTATTCGACCAACAGACTTGTCGCCCATGCAAGGGGTCCAGGCCACAGAGTTAGCTGCCTTGTCTTCAGACCCCAGAGCTTTAATGGGGGGTATTGGTGCCTCTACAGCGAGGGCAAATCAGGCTATTCAAGCTACACAACAAGCAGATCTATCTAGAGAGTTAGGTGCTATGCAAGGGCTAGCCAGCCTTGAGCAGCAAGTGCTGTCTCAAAACCAGGCGAAAGATTTTAATCTGTTGGCTCAAGACAGTCAAGAACAGTTTGCTGACGCTACTATGGCCGCACAAAACAAGATGCAGTTAGAGCAGGACAGAAGAAATGCATTTGCAAACATTGCCTCTGGTGCGGTTCAGGCTACTGTTTCTGGTTTTACTGGAGCGAAAAATGGCGGAAGGGTAAAGTACGAAGAAGGTGGGAAAATGAACAAGGACGTTATGATGCGTATCCTTGAGGAGCAGCGGCCAGTACAGAAGACAGAGGGTGAGTTTAACCACGACACCAACAAGAAGGCTATTATAGACGAAGAGACAGGGGTGAAGGAGGGAGAGGCTACTGGAGGCGAGTACATACTCAACCCAGAACAGGGAGAGGCAATCAAGGTGCAGTACGACGAAATAGCTAGAATGATAGAAGAAGGAGGTGAGCCTTCGATGGAAGAGTTGCAAAACCTATACGATGCTGTTCACGAGGTGTTTAGTCAACCACAATTTAACGAAGCATAATGCCAGTAGCTAAAATAGGGGAAAGCGTAAGCTATTCAGATAAGCTTAGGGAACAAGCCAATCTTATAAACCAGAGAAGGCAGCAGAACCTTAATGCTGAGTTAGCTCAAGAAGATAGAAATAGGGCATTCAGGGAAAAGCAAATAGCAGACACCTACAGCTTTGACACTACTGGAATAAATCCAGCCTTTCTTCCCACTATAAGTGATTTACAGGCTAAGATATCGGGTCACTTAGATCCTAATTCAGGTGAAGTATACGAGAGCAAAGAAGACCTTATAAAGGATACCAATACTCTAAAAAGTATTTACAATGTAGCAAAAAGCAATACTGAAATAGGTCAGGCATCTGCTGGCACGTACAGGGGCTACCTTGACGGATCTGTAACGCTTCCCGACGGTCAGGCTTTTGCTGGCAACAAAGAGGTTTACGACGCGAGATACAGAGCTTATGAAAAAGGAGGTTTGGATGATATTCAAATCGAAGGCAGTGCAGGAAACTACACAATAACGGGGTTTGAACTTATAGAGTCTGACTTAGGCGACGGAAGCTTTGTGCCTTCAGGGGAAAGAGTAAACGTTCTTTCTAGCGTTTCTGCTATAGACCCTTCTTATCTGTTTAGGCCAGAGGTAGTAAAAGACAGTTACTTAATTCCTGCTGATAATTACTTAAAGTTTAACAGCGTAGAACAGGCGCTTTCACAAGCGTCAAGGGATTTTGACCCCAAGGCGGCTAGCATACAACAGCCCTACAGGGCTAGCCTAGCTGAGGATCAGCCAGAGGGAGGTTGGCTTGATGTAGCTGAGAATGATGTAACAGACGGGAGCGGAAAGGTAACGACAAAGAAAGGCGATTACCTTAGAGGTCAATCGGAATTAAAAGAAAGTTATCTTAAAGAGATTGAGGATTTCTGGAACGACAACTATCAGGTTGACATGTCTTCTTCTAGGATTGGTTCTGGCTCTGTTTCTGTTGAGGTAAACGGCACCTCCGTTAACGCTTATCAAATATTAGACCCTAAAACTAAGAAGCCTGTAAAGCCAGAGGTTTCTCTTCAAAATGCGGGTTCGGTTAAAGTCTCTTACGTAAACGCTAGCGGAGAGGGTGACGACACCGTGCTCACTATGGTTTATGAGATAGACGGTGAGCTTCAAAGTGAGACAGTGGGAGTTTCCACAGGGGCTGCTAGGTCGCTTATGGATCAGATAGGAGGTGAGTCGGGATTAGTTGATCTTATTTCAAGACAGACAGACTTGAAGGGTACGTCTAGTGTTAATAAAGGTACAGTAAAAGAAGGCGGAAAAGGCGGAAAAGGCGGAGAAAAAGGTGAAGAAGATGCAGTCAAAGAGAGCGAAGAAGAAGCTAAGGTGTCAGAAACCTTAGAGTCTCAGGTAGCAGACCTGGATTTTGAAATTCAACAACTGGAAAGCAGTCTTTCTTCAACCCCAAAAGCCAATCAAGATCTTGAAACTATTTCGAAGCTTCAAGAGAAGAAAAAAGAAAAAGAAGAGATTGAAGAAAGGTTAGGTGTAATTTCAAGCAATGATTCAGGTTTTTCTTCAAACGAAGAATTTGACTCGTACCTTAAACAAGTAAAAGAGGGTGACAGATGGTTCAGGTCAAGCACTCCGTCTGAGAAATTAGCCAAGAAGATTGATGGTTTAACCCCAACGGAGCAGAATAAGGCTATTCAGGAAGAGCTTGATGTATTGAAAAACAATTTTAATGATCTGTCTAATAAGCAGAGCACTCCGAGTGTCAAAATCAAGATGGATGAGAACATCAAGCATACCGAGGAGCTTGAAAAAATGAGTGACGCGCTCGGATACACCGAGAAAGCGTCAGCAATTCAAAACCTTGATAAAGATCCAATAATAAATCCTAAAGGTATTGTTAATGTTAATCTTGAGCCAATAAAAGACAGAGCCCCTAAAGCCGCTTCAGTAATAGAGGCTTCTATTGATTCTGGAGAGGCAATTGAGGTTAGCGTGGACGCACCAATAGAAGAGAAGAGAGAGGCAACAAAGCAAACTCTTCTTGGAATTGTAAAGCCAGGCGTTCTGGAATCCGAAATGGAGGAAACTATTGCAGAGCTGATTTCAGGTGTGGTTGGACCCGCTGTAAAAGATTCTCTGTTTGAAAGTCAAAGGGCTCAGATCGATGCTGGTGAAACGACCGACCCTGTGCCTCCTTGGTGTGC